GTTTGGTTTGACGTTCCAAAACGAGGTGTAAATCCTACATTCTGAAAGTTAAAATCTGCTGTTTGTGGATTTGTATTACTGGCAGTTGAATTAAGAATAGGAGTATCGTTTAGAAATATATCTTTCAATGCTGCGTTGTTATAAGCTGTAGATCCTTTAGAAAGTCCTGCTTTTGATGGAGTAGCAAAACCTTCTATCTCTCCTTCAGAGATAAGATCCTGTATTGATGCAAACTGCCTACTATTTAGTGTATCTGGTGCTCTATATGGAGGAGGTGGAGTTGGGGGAGGACCACCTGCTCCTCTAATAATTTTATCCGTCATGCTGATACCTGATTAGTGTCAATTCCTGCTGAAATTACAACCGATCCAGTGACTACCTCTCCATAAACTATTGGGTGGCTAGTTCCTGCTCTTGATGTATTTTGTACCCCAGAAAAACTAAATGATATTCTAGGATCTTGTTCATTGTTAAATTCCTTTGGTTCGGGCTGAGGAAATAATAGATTACTTACACCTTGTATAAGTAAACCTGTTCCAAGATTTGCTGCAAAATTTCCCAAAAAAGCACCAAATTTACCACCTCCAAATACTAATCCTTCTTTAGAAAACAATGCTCCAAAACCTCCTCCTGCAAAAATGGCTCCTCCTAGTAAAGCTGCTCCTAATATGAATCTACCTGTATTACCTCCAGCACCAATGATAACAGGAACAATACTTATATCAGATTGTCCTATGGGATTATGAATATCTTCTTCTCCTATTTCATAATCATCAACTAATACCTGATAATAACGATCTGCCATGTGTGCTTCCAACCCTGGAAAGTTGCTGACCAAAAATCTCATGGCATCAGCAGTGCAAGTTATCACTGCGTCTAATTCTTTATGTCCGATAAACTCTGCAAGTTCTCCGTAAAGTCTAACTGTTCTGAGCATAGCGATACCTCTTACCAGTACATTTTAACAACCACTCAGAATATGGT